AAAATCAGTATTTACCCATTGATAATCATTCGTGACTGCCAGCAATCTTGTTTCCAGAATATTTTGATATGATCCTTTTGATCCGCGATACGAAACTTTTACATCAACAGTTCCACCGATTTCGCAAGCCTCAACTTCACCATATGAAAATTGCTTTAAATCTACCGCATCACCAAGCAGTCCTGTTTCCATCTGACAATAAATGCGGCTGGCCTTTTCTGTAACATTCCCATCAATATCAATGTCAAAATATGTGTCAACACGATTAGGCATGAATGACTCCCAAAGGTGATTGTATGACCCATCATTTGTTGCCGCATAGTCAACCGAAAAGTGAAAGCAACGAGGAGTGCCATCTACAACGCCAGAAATCCACTCTACAGGTCTTGTTCCAGTCCATACGCCACACCATGCAGGAAATCTTTGCTGTGACCACTCCGAGGCGGCTGCATAATCCATAACCATCGTTGCAGAATTGCATGGCTCCAGATATGGAATTGAATACAGCAAGTAATTTTCAAATGTCATTGCACATATATTGGATGTATCTCCGGCCATGTATGCTTTCACTCTCGCCATCTCAACATCTCGATATAACGCTTGAGAAGTAATATATGCAGATGCCGCAATATCGGCAGCAATAAGACCCCCTTGAGAATACCACCACATTTGTCCAGCTTGAAAAGTTATTGATTTTCCAGCAACGCAACCAATCGTTGGATATAGTGTAGTTTGAAAGTTTGCTGTGCTTGCCCACAAGGTTCTATCATAAATTCCACTTGAAAGGGAATAAGTGGCACGATCTGTAAACACAATGAGCTTTGTTTCGTTGTTTTGACCAATGTAATTAGTCATTCCTGTAACAACGCGAGCAAACGAAAAATCACCTCGTCCAGCACCAGTTGTGCGTTCTGTAAACGATGTTGGATCACCAATGTCAGATGCAAGAACAATGTTTTTTGCTGCTACCCAAAGTCGATTCCCGCTAAATGCCATCCAATATCCAATCGGAATAGAATTTGTTTGAACTCCAGTTTTATTTGATCCATCCCAATACGCAGGAGAAGAAACACCATCTTGAATAACAACAATTCTATGAGATGGAGTTACTGTTATATCACCACCAGTTGATACTTGTGCTGTTTGCGTTGCCAGAGTAAAAACAAATTGGTCAACAGATGGGTCGAGCTTAATGTTTTTTAACCTGTAATCTTCCCAGTTTTTTGGTTGGCGCAATGGGAATGGTGAATAGTAAACGCTTCCGTTGACTGCGAACACTACATATGGCAATTCGTCGGCTACAACACTTGTCCCATCTGGATTGAAAATTTGAGCAGGGATTATTTTTGTAACTCCATTCTGAATGATAGTATCGGATGCGTTTGCTTGTTTGTTTGAAGCAAAGAAAATACCTCCTTGGAAGTTTCCCGGAGGCAATGAGAGTCGCATTGCATTGCCGGGTCTTGTTTGAACAACTCCACCACGAACTCCAACATTTACTCCCCATTTAATTTGATTGTCTGGCAATGCCCAAGGATTGCGAACAGAGTTTACACCAAGCATCCATCCAGATGCAGTTTTACTTTCTCTGCCAGAGGTTATCTGTGCGCTTTTCATTAAAATATTACAGGGTCTGAACCATCACCATAACAAATATTATTGATCTGCGGTGTCACCATTGCATGACCATCAATACTCTCTTGTTGATTCTTTAGATAAGCAAATGCAATCTGCCAATAACGAGCGGATTGATCAGCAAAATCTTTATCTTCTAAATCAACAGCATGAACAGCAGTAATAATTGCTCGCTCTTGCTCAAGCGGAACAAAATCGTAAATGCTGGTGATGCTCGGAGTCTGGATTCGATACGAAATTCTTGCCCATGCACAAGGTTTGCCAATGCGAATCCTGCGGTATTGAGGATTAACTTCAGATGGATGATATTGACCAATCAGTGTCATGTCATTACTGCGCCCGTAATCGTAAGCGTAAAGTGAAACATAACCTTCAGTGATTGGCTTATCAATTTGAGCAACAGACTTCACAAATACTGGCAATGTTACCGAATCAACAAAGAATGTTGAAGAAACCAACTCTCCAGTTGTTGTGTATGATCTGCGTCCGGTTATAGAAGAAGTGTTTCTTGATTGCGCTTGCGTATCGTAAAGTTCAAACGAATTGTTATCAATTCTACGAGCATAATATGTGGTTCCAGATGTCAATCCAGTCGGCAATACATCACCTTCTTTAGCGCGAGGAACAACAGCATCTCCTGTATTAAATTGGGATTGATCTGCATCAATGCTTGTAGATGGAGACACATTGAATGTTCGGATAATATCCAATTTTAGTTGCCCACTTCCCGGTGTTGTTAAATTTTGCAATACTCCACCAAGATAAACTTTGAATGAATCACCAAACAATTTGATTGTATAATCTGTTGCCGCAACAAGTGGAGATGGAAGAATATTTGTTGTTGAAAATTTAACAACTTCATCTTCCTTCAAATACTCTATTCCACTTGGTTTAATCAAATCTCCATAAGGAATAGACTGGAATGATTTACGCAAAGCATAATATGACTGACCAGAGCCAAATGAATCAACTGCAACAAGACCAGTTGTTCCTCCTGCATTTGCATTGGCAAGAGTATTGTAAATTTTGCCTGTTGTATTGTTGATTTTGTTAAGGTAAAATGGAGTAACTCCATTATCAATCGCTGGATTTGTATTTGGAAGTAAATAATCGGTTCCCCAGTAAATTTCTTGACCTGTTGCAAGATTAATAAAATCTCCATCCCAATTATTGTTAAATGTTACACTAAATGGCCGAGAAAGAGAAACATACAATGTTCCAGTTCCAGATGATGTTATATTGACATCACTAAAATCAGTGTTTTTAACAGTAAAATTACCAGTTGATGTGTTCAATGGAATTTCTGCTCGATATGCAGTTCCAGAGATGAGAGGTGATGGCAATGTTCCAGTAGATGTAAATGAAACAAAAACACCAGTTGATGGTTCAATTAAAATATTTGGAGATGTTGAATAATTTGACCCAGATGTAATAATATTTATTGAAGTAACAGCTCCAGAACTAACTGTTGCTGTAGCTGTTGCTCCAGAGCCAGAGCCTCCTGTAATTTTTACTTGAGGTGGTTGCGTGTATCCAGACCCGCCATCACTTACAACTCCCTTTGATACAAATGATGTGGTTATCGTCGCAACCGCAGTTGCTTGTGACCCAGCAATTTTTTGAGAAGTTATATTGTCACTTGTATCTACTGGTTGACCAGCAACTCCGCAATTATATCTGAATGTCCAAGGAGATGCTGTTGAAACATTTGTAATTGTAAATGTTCCATTATAGGCGGAAACAGTTGATCCACTTATATTAACCTTATTATTATTTGCGTATGATGGATTTTCTGAAACTGTAGCTTGAACTGTTGTTCCAGATATTGTTGTTAAATTTGTTATTGAAAAAATTTGTTGGCTTGGCTCTGATATTGTTACTGTTGGAGCAGACGAATATCCAAATCCCGGATCAGTAATGACAACATTAAGAACTTTATTATTTATTGTATCTCTAATTGCATATCCAGTTGCAGTTTTGGCTTTGCCCTCAAGCGGCCCATCAACTAAATCATTTGGATTAGGTGCTGAAAATGTAATATCTGGATCAGCGACATATTCACTTCCTTGAGATATAACGCGAACAGATGTAACTGATCCAACAGTAATTAAAGAGCAATTTGCTCCAGCCCCAGATGGCGTATCAATGTTCAATGTAGGAGCAGTTATTTGCGATTCAATTCCTATTGTTGATGTTGATTTTATTAATTTAACAATAGAATTTGTTCCACTTCCAGAATCTTTTAAAATAATTGGATTTACAAGATTAACTGAATCGGACGCAACTGCATCAGCATAACTTTGGTGAAGAGAAATAGTATATTGATCAATTACATTTACATAATAATTTTGATTTGCAATCAATGGTTGCGGAAGATTACCAGATGCAGTAAATGCTTGAACTTGATCTCCATCTTTATAATAATGAAGAACAGAAAATGTAAGCGTTGTTTGCGGATCAATTTTTTTGCGAATATCTACATTTAGTGAAGCAGTTGTTCCAGTTGTGTAAATTGGATTGATATTTTTCTTTGCATCATCAGAGCTGCCAAAAACAGTCAAATGCGTGGAATCAATTGCATTTGCATAATAAGTGTTTTCAGAACTAAATGGAGATGGAAGAGATTGTCCTTGGGGAAATGTAATTTGATTTGCGGTATCAAGTGTAAATGCTGGAGCGGAAGCAAGCTCAAGAGCAGTTACAACTTGTGAATCTCGACTATCTTTAAATTCAAGATCACCTGCACCAACTATACTCTGAAGATTGATTGGATACTGCAAATCTTGAGCATTTAACGGATCACTGAATAATTGGACTGTAAATGCATCGATTACACCAATGTAGTATACTTGACCATTCTCCAATGCTACTGGAATTGTTCCAGAGGCTGCTGTAACGCTCATTCCTTGACCAGATGACAATCCATGCTCGGAAAGTGATTTAAACAGGTTTATCGGCGTTATAGCAGCACTACGAGTCTTTACTGTTGCATCATCTGGAGCAATCGTTCCATATGCAAAATCACTTTGCGAATGGATTGGAATAAGAAGACCATCTACTCCAGTTCCATCTGCAAGTTGCGAACGAATCGTTCGGTTATTTTGATCAAGACCAAGGACGCGAATTGTCTTGCCAACATCATTCTCCATTTCGGCAACGGCAACAAGTTGCGAAGGCTGGACAATGTCCATGAGTGTTGCAACATAACCACGATCATCCCATGCCCAATCAACGGAATTAAACATTCCGCCTTTGTTTACATGGTATTGAAAAAGACGATTGCGAAAATATGCGGGACTACCATCAATGTTGACTGCAAGAGGAACATCAATGTTGCGAGGAAGCGTAATAGAACAACGATCCCAACCTGTGCATACATCAACATCTGCAACTGAATGAGTCCAATGACCGGACTCCATCAGCGTTGCTACTGCTTGTTGGATTTTACGGAATATTTTCTTATCGTCAGTAGTCCCTAAAATCTCGGCACACTCATCGTAAATCTGCGATACAAACATGGCGCGACATTATCGCATCGAACCTTCTTGTGCAAGAGATTTAAGAAACTCTTCGTCTGATGAAGCTGGAACCTCTGGAGCCATTGCTTCGCCAGTAGGTGCGGCAGAACCACTTTTTTGAGCATCAACTTCAGCCTTCAGCGTTTCAAGTCCAGACTGAAGCTGACTAACAAGCATATAGATAGAATCAAAGTCATCAGATGGCATTTGAACCATAACTTTTCCACCAGCAGGAGCAGTCATATC